CCGTAGCGTCTGCACCGTCCGGAAGCGTATTCTGAGTATCACGATTCATACCAGCCGATATCTGGTTCACCAGCGCAGGCATTGCGTTGGCCGAATCCATAACATTGCGAATTGCGTTTTGCTTCTGAGCGACTGTGAGATTGGGATCTGCGTATATCGATGCAATGCTTTCCATAGTGGAATACATAACGGTAGACGCCGTTTGAGCGTCCACTCGATACCGATCAAACTCTCTCTGCAATTCGTTTTGCGCTGCGTTCCAAAGTTGAGAATTTTCCTGTGACCACGTTTCAAAAGCGATTCTGTCGGTTTGCAACATGGACTGTAGCGCCCTATTCGCGGCACCTTCAGTAGCAGTAAGGCTTCTATCTAAAGCGCTTTCGCCAGCCTGGAATGATCTATCGAGTCCTCTTTCCGTGCTTTGGAAGCTCCTATCTAGCTGAGACTCTGACGATTTGAATACCTGGTCATTTTCTTGCAGCTTAAATTGGAGATCTCTGTCCAGCGCGTTTTCACTGCCTTGGAAATCGAACTGGCGTTCTTGCAGATAATTACGAAGTTCCCTATCAGCGGCGTTTTGTTCCGCAGTAAATAACTGCTGGTCATCCTGTAGTAAGCGCGCCGCTTCCCGTTGAAGGAAATTCTGGATAGATGCGTTTGCCTGGCTGGCATTGAACGCACCCGCTTCGTTGAGTGAAGTCGCATTGAATCGGTTAGTAACACCTGTTTCCGAAACATTAAACTTAGATACATCAGTTCCAAGAGCGGCGTCCTGCAAGCCTGCCCTGCCTTCTAAATCGGTGGTCTGAGCCGCCGCCTCTGCAAATGTCCTTGCGTCTTGTTGCGCAATAGGCAGTGCCTGATCCAGCATTGCAGCTTGTGCGGCCTCTGCGCCAATAGAAGAGTTGAGCAGCCCTCTACGGTTCGCGAACTGCAACCCTTGAGTGCGCGCTCTCTGCATTAGCGGAGAGTCGCTATCGAGGATCTGAGCAAGTTGATACTGAACAGTCTCCCCCGGCTGTACCTCTCGATCTGGCGTGGCCGCAGAGATCGCCTCTGCTGACCCAGAAGGATCGGCGGTTTCAGCCTCATAGGTCTGTGTTTCGTTTATCGCTTGCTGGACATCAGATTGAGAACCCACTGGCGTCGGAGTAGGCGTTGGTGCTTGCGGAACGCCTGTATCCGAACCGCCTGTGTCTGAATTGCCAAGCGCTTTTATCTCTTCCTCAATTTGCGCCAGCGTCATGCCGCCTTTGGCTCTTTCAAGGAAGCTATTAGATTCCTCGCTAGAAGCCCCCCTTTCCACATATTGTTGGAAAAAACCTTCAACCGCATTCGTAATACGGCCACCAAACTCCGGCGATTGGCGAATGTTAAACAGGACTTGCGGCAGGGTCGTGCCTTCACTCATGGTGCCAACCCAGTAGTTTAGGCCGGCCTCTAAAGGCGCCCGGCCTAAAAGGTCTTGGTAGGCGGCGGTAACCTCTGCTCGCGCGGAGTCCTCATTAAAATCTGCTACTGGAGCATTATCTTCTCTGGCTAGGAACTCTGGCGACTGCCGTATTGCTAACTCAATATCTGCCAGAGACTGTCCAGAATCCACCCATGCTTGGACGAAGTTATCTGCCCCTTGGCGAGATAAAAGTCTTTGGTAAAGCCCCTGCACATCTGCCGCTGTGACTGCAGGAGCCGCTGTCTCGCCCCCAGAGCCACCTGTCTGGCCCCCAGAGCTATCTGTCTGGCCCCCAGAATCCGTATCGCCTCCGACAAGATCACTCACAGGGTCGTTATCGACAAATACGTCTTGGGCCGCGGCAAAGTCTTGACCCTCTGGACTACTAGCAATCGCATTCGCTACATCTGTTATAGACGCGCCATCCGCGAGCTGATCTGCCCAATACTGCATATTGTCTGGATTGCCATTACGCCCCAGATATTCCTGATACAGAGAGTTGACGTTTGCCAGCAAGGTGTCGTTGGCTGCGGTGCTTGCAGAATCCCCAGCGGAGGTATCAGGCTCAGCTTCCGTAGTGCTTGCCGTAGATGCAGGAGTTGCAGTAGTTGCGGTAATGGTGTCTAGGAGATTGTTAAAGCGTACTTCATTCTCGTTCAACGGTACCTGTGTTTCATTCGGTAGCAAGGATGAGGACGCTGTAGCAGGTGGACGATCCGTCTCTACGGTTGGAGTTTTTGGAGGAGGTGGACGAACTACATCATCGGGAGTTGGCGTTTCTGTGGCAGGTGGACTAGCCGGTCGCGATGCGCCTCTAGCGCTGCCAAGCAACCCCATAAATGTACTCGAAGCGTTGGGTGCCGGGGTTTCCGGTGCTTCTTGCTGAGGCGGCGTAGCGCCTTGGCCCTCCATCATCTTTAGGACTTCTGGATTTATATCCAGCGTTCGTGACCCTCCGGCATTCATAAAGCCTGGCACGACAATCTGGTTGCCGGTCATATTCGGCACATTTGCTGTCGCGTTACTAAGGTCTAATTTAGGCACCTCCTGAGCGTTATTATCAGGCACAGTAATACCTTGGGTAGCCTGTGTCGAAAAGGGCGCACCCAGCAGTCCACGCTGAGCCTGCCTTTGTGCAGCTTTCCGGCGGTAAAGATCCTCTAAGGAAAGGGCCATCTATAACTCCTTATTGCCGGAAAAGTTTAAGAGCTTGGCTGAGTAGGCCAGTCAGCATCCTCTAGCAAAGGCCAGCTTGAATCGGTAGGCAAATCCCTGAGTGCCTGTCGGTACGTTGCCCAGTCGGAGGGAACTGCCTCACCGGACTCTGTGGCCTTCGTTACTATCCAGTCGGAGTCAGACAAAAGCTGATCGCGAAGAAAACGATTATGGATTGCTGCATCTGCACTTATTACAGCCAGCTCTCTAGCGGATCGCTCTTCGTCTGTTACCAGAGCCACCTCCCCATCGACCTTCTTAAAGTCAGAGCCGACGTCAAAAGTGACGTATTCAAAGCCATCTAGTTCCTGTAGTGACTGCGCAATGCAGTTTCCATTGTCATCAAATTGAGCGTAAGGCATTTTTACTGATCTCCAAAAAGTGCCGCACAAGCCGTGTATAAATCAGCGGGTGAGGCGGTGGAAGAGTTGTTGTTGACCGACCTTGCACACTGCAAGGCGTAAAGCATTCTGATATCGCAATGGATATCAGCATTAGTGAAAGTGGAGTCCAGGCTGTAAAACATATTTGTCGAAATGAACTGATAGGTGGTTTTGTACTCTACGGAGCTAACCAACATCACCAAAACGGTTGTCCCGGCTGGAATGCTGATGCTCTGCGCCCCGAACTGGTAAGTGGAGTTGGTGCTGTCATAGCTGGCGAGCGTTGACCAAGCGCCGCCATTAACATTGGCGTAGTTTGTCCCAGAGCTGTACGTTGGTGTGTAAACGCCAATACAACCACCAGAATAGTTGTTTTGGCTATAGGTAGAGACAACGCCGTACACGTTCGTGGATATAGCTGAGGAGCTTTTGTTACGGATAGGTAGAACTCTAAACACATTCCCCGAATAGCTAGTTTGGTTGTGCTGGTTACGCCAATCCTGATAGTAATGACCAACGCGCTTGTTGTTTGCGTACTCCATTACTCTTACGTCATTTCTGTCAGAGTTATGAACGTAGGTGTAATCGTTGCCGCTCGCAGACGGCTTGCCATCGCCCAGAAACATATTCCAAGTGGCGGCGACATAGCTAGATGACAGGGCTTGAGTAGCATACCAAGTGCTGTTGGGGCCGCTGGTAGTCCAGTTATGGGCATTGTAATGCTGTCCGCGAAAAGTGTCGGAATGGACAGTGCCAATCATATGGTTACTGTTGGTGTCTATAGGGAGTCCAGCAGAGCTGTCGCTCCAGGTGGCAGAGGTACCATTCGACTGCAACACCTGCCCATTGGTTCCGCTTGAGGTTGGCAAGGGGAACGCGCCAAACTGAAGCTGGCCGCTTCCGTCAGTGGTTACCGGCTTATTAGCCGTACCGTCAGCAGCGGGGAGAGCGAGTGGAGAAAAACTCAAGACTCCAGTTGAGGATCCTACTAGCGCCTGGTTATTTGCCGTGGCATCAGTAGCAGGCAGAGTCAGTACGTCCCCGCCGTTCTTTTGAACCTGATCTACAATAATCTTACTCATTGCTGTTTCCTTTAGTTGAAATTAACTCGCGGGGGCGCGAAGTTGCTTGTAAACCGTAAATGACGGGGTTGTCACATACGAACTCATTACAAAAGAGTTGCTTTGCCCTATGCCAATAGAGCTCCATTCTTGACTGGCGTTCACGAAAAGATAGTTGTCTACTTTGTATTGGTAATAACCGTTTGTGGGTTGCTGGTTTGAATACTGCATAGAGCAATGTCTCCTGCCGTTGTTCGGCGCACCGCTCTCGTTGATAAAAATCCTTAACGTA